GTCCCAGCCTGAACAAGAAAACATAATCTTTAAACCCAATGCTGGGCCTCAAACATTCTTCCTTGCTGCCAATCAGCGAGAGGTTTTGTATGGTGGTGCAGCTGGTGGTGGTAAGAGTTATGCCATGTTAGCTGACCCTTTGCGTTATATGGGGCATCCGCAGTTTTCTGGACTGTTGCTGCGTCATACAACAGAGGAACTTCGTGAACTTATTTGGAAATCTCAGGAGATGTATCCTAAGATTTACCCCGGAATTAAGTGGAGTGAGCGAAAGATGCAGTGGCAAGCGCCCTCTGGTGCTCGTTTGTGGATGTCATACCTAGATAGAGACGAGGATGTGCTTCGTTATCAAGGTTTGGCCTTCAGCTGGATTGGTTTTGATGAGCTTACACAGTGGCATACACCGTTTGCGTGGAACTATATGCGTTCTCGCCTACGTACACCTGCCGCAGACCTACCAATTTTCATGAGAGCTACGACAAATCCGGGTGGGCCGGGTCATGCTTGGGTGAAGAAGATGTTTATTGATCCAGCCCCAGCTGGAAAGTCTTTCAATGCTACCGACATTGAGACTGGTTCTACGATGATGTACCCAAAAGGTCATAGTCGTGAAGGACAACCTCTGTTTAAGCGTAAGTTTATCCCTGCTATGCTGACAGATAACCCATACTTGGCACAGTCTGGTGATTATGAAACAATGTTGCTGTCTCTTCCTGAACATCAGCGTAAACAATTGCTTGAAGGTAATTGGGACGTTGCAGAAGGAGCAGCTTTTCCAGAATTTAACAGGGCTATTCATGTTATTGAACCGTTTGACATTCCTACTAACTGGACTAAGTTTAGATCAGGTGATTATGGCTATGGCAGCTACAGCGCAATTGTATGGTTTGCTGTTTCACCAAGTGACCAACTGGTAATCTACAGAGAATTGTATGTATCTAAAGTTTTAGCTATAGATTTGGCGCATATGATTACTAGAGCAGAGGTTAATGATGGCGTTGTCAGGTATGGTGTACTAGATAGTAGCTGCTGGGCTAAGCGTGGTGACAATGGCCCCTCAATTGCTGAGCAGATGATCTTGGAAGGGTGTCGCTGGCGTCCTGCTGATAGAAGCGCTGGTAGTAGGATGGCTGGTAAGCAGCAACTCCATAGACGCTTGCAGCTAGATCCGTTTACAGAAATGCCTAAGATGGTTATAACAAGCAATTGTGTTAATATCATTGCTCAACTACCCATTATCCCATTAGACAAACGTAACCCTGAAGATATTGATACCAAATCAGAAGATCACCTCTATGATGCTATACGATATGGCATTATGAGTAGACCTAAGAGTAGCTTATTCGACTATAACCCAGCTACTTCAAGAACAATTGGCATGCCGATGGCAGATAGTGTCTTCGGCTATTAAGGAATATTATGGCAACTAAACAAACACAATATACACAAGATAAAACACTAGCACTTGCTGATGTTAAATCACTAGACGAACAAGGCTTTGTTGGCAACTCGCTTTTAACATTTGTTGAGTCTCGATATACACGCGCTGAAGAAAGTCGTCGCTCTGATGAAACTCGTTGGCTCCGCGCCTATCGAAACTATCGCGGCATCTACGGCCCAGACGTACAGTTTACGACAACTGAGAAGTCGCGTGTGTTTATTAAAGTTACTAAAACTAAAACACTTGCAGCATATGGTCAGATTACGGATGTGTTGTTATCAAACAACAAATTCCCAATTAGCATTGACCCATCTACCTTGCCTGATGGTGTCATCGCTGATGTTCACTTCGATCCTAAAGATACTACACCATCTAAACCTAAGATGAGCATTCCCTTTGGTGAGCAAGGTTCGGCAGGTATCACAGCCGACTTCACCCTTGACACGCTAGAGGAAATGCTCGGAGCGATGAAGGATGATTTGAAAGACATCCCAAATCTCAAGCCCGGCGTTGGTGTCACTCCTACCTCTATTACGTTTAGCCCAGCAATGGTTGCGGCTAAGAAGATGGAGAAGAAGATTCACGATCAACTTGACGAGAGTAATGCCACTAAGCATCTTCGTTCTGTTGCTTTTGAAATGGCCTTGTTTGGCACAGGGGTAATGAAAGGCCCATTCGCTACCAATAAGGAATATCCAAACTGGAATGAGGACGGTAAATATAATCCACTAATTAAAACTGTACCTGAAGCTTCTCATGTTTCCATTTGGAATTTCTATTGGGATCCTGATGCAAACAATACAGATGAGTGTCAATACATTATTGAACGTCATAAGCTAAGTCGCTCACAGCTTCGTGCTCTGAAACGCCGTCCTTATTTCCGTGCAAATGTAATTGATCAAATCATTGAAGAGGGTGAAGGATATGTTAAGAAGTATTGGGAAGATGATCTTAAAGACTTCACTCCCAACTTTGGCATTGATCGCTTTGAAGTTCTTGAGTATTGGGGCAGTGTAGATATTGATCTGTTGATTGAAAACGACATTAACATTCCTCCAGAACTTGAAGATGAAGGCGAGTTGCAAGCAAACATTTGGTATTGCAATGGTCGTATTCTTCGCTTGGTGCTCAACCCATTTAAGCCTAGCAAGATTCCATACTATGCTGTTCCTTACGAACTGAACCCATACTCGTTGGCTGGTGTTGGCATTGCTGAGAACATGGACGACACACAAACGCTCATGAACGGCTTCATGCGTATGGCAGTTGATAACGCTGTCTTGTCAGGCAACCTTGTGTTTGAGATTGACGAAACCAATTTGGTTCCCGGTCAAGACTTCTCAGTGCACCCCGGCAAAGTGTTTCGTCGTCAAGGTGGTGCGCCCGGTCAAAGCTTGTTTGGTACTAAGTTCCCTAACGTGGCACAAGAGAACCTGCAACTATTTGACAAGGCTCGACAACTCTCTGACGAATCTACAGGGTTGCCATCGTTTGCTCACGGTCAAACTGGAGTGAGTGGTGTTGGTCGTACAGCGTCTGGCATTTCGATGTTGATGAATGCTGCATCGGGTAGTACCAAAACTGTTATTAAAAACGTTGATGATTATTTGCTGGCACCGCTTGGTAAAGCCTACTTCAACTTTAACATGCAGTTTGATTACGACCCTGAGATTAAAGGAGACTTGGAAGTTTCTGCAAAGGGCACTGAGAGTTTGATGGCTAATGAAGTTCGTAGCCAACGCCTTATGCAATTCCTTCAAATTGCTAGTCAGCCTTCGCTTATGCCGTTTGCTAAGTTCCCATACATCATTCGTGAAATTGCTAAGAGTATGGATCTTGATCCTGACAAAGTTACTAACAACATGGATGAGGCAATGCGTCAGGCTTTCTTGCTACAGCAGCAACAGGCTCCAGCGGCTCCAATGGGCGCTGAAGGTGCTACCCCTGCACAACCGGGTGCGGCCCCTCCACAGGGCGTTGGTGGCCCTCCTAGCGTAGCTGACACAGCAGGTACAGGTGGTGGCAACATTGGCATTGGTCAATCTCCACAGCCGGGCATGCAAGGCTTTAGTGGGGCACCTCAAGAGTGAACGATAAAGACTATCTCCCAAAGCTAAAAGTGCTCGTTAGTTCGCAGGCATCGTGGGATGCCTTCACCGACATGCTTGATGCTCATGTTGAACTGATGCGTCGAAAGATGGAGCAGACAGATGTTGTCACAGATTTGTATAGGGCACAAGGTGCCATCGCTGCGTTACGGCAGCTTAAGTATTTGAAGGATGAAATATTAAATGTACACAAATGAAACAGAACAAATGATGAAGCAAGGTGGTGTTAATGATCAAGGTGGAACTATAGACGCTGTCTCTGGCAACGATGTACCTCCCGGTGCTTTGCAGAAAGAAGTGCGTGATGACATTTCAGCTAAGCTTAGTCCGGGTGAGTTTGTTATACCGGCAGACGTTGTTCGCTATGTAGGTTTAGAAAATCTAATGAAGATGCGTGACAAAGCTAAGGCTGGTTTGCAAAAGATGGAAGAGATTGGACAGATGGGCAACTCTAAATCCGGTGCAGAGGGTGAAGCTTTGCATGGCTCCAATGAAGAATCTGATGATGAGTTCTCTAGTTCCATTGATGAGATAATGAATGATGGTGAAGAGAAAGAGTATAAAAAAGGTGGATATGTTCCGGCTGAGAATGCTGCTTTGTATTCAAGAGCACCTATTAAAGGTTTTGAAATGATACCGATGACAAATGACACAGGTAATGTCATTTATATTCCGTTCATTAATGGTAAGCCTCAACTGAACATTCCACCGGGATATGTTATTAAAGCTGGAACACCTGCTGTCGCTCCTGTAACCGGAGCAGCAGAAGAGGATGCTGCTAAAGCTAAAGCTGCTGGCGCTATGGGCGGTGAAGGTGGTGGTGACTATGATAAGGCGGGAGGTCTTGGCTACACTCCCACAACTTCTCTTAGTGCCCCCGGCCCTATTTCATTCCAAGGAAACGTAGCAACAGCACTTGATGCTTATGGTAATGTGTTAGGCGGGATGTTGCCGGGTGGCTTATTGGCAAAAGGAGCTAGTAAGGCCATGATGGGCAGCGCTGCTGTTGCTGAATCAAAAGCGGTGCAAGCTGCTATTGATAAAGAAGTTGCTAAGAGTCCTTCGTTTGGTGGCGGTGGATATGGAACTTCTGTTGGTGCGGGTGGTTTTGGCGTAACCTCTGTAACTGGCGCTGGCATTTCAGCTAATCCAATGTCAATTGACCCAGCAACCGCTCAAGGTCAACGCGCCTTTGCTCAAACAGCAATTAATAATTCCATAGCAAATAATACAGACCCTGCTAAAGAAGCAGCAGACCTTGCTGAAAAACTAGGTGTAACTGTTGACACTGAAACAGGCGGTGTAACTGTTGGCGGGCCTGTAGATTTAAGTACCCCAACTGGAACAACACTAGGTACTCAAGTGGATACACAGGTAGGTGGCTTCCAGAGTAGCTTTGGTAGCGGCTCTGTTGGTGGCCCCGGAATCAGTACGGCTGAATCAACTTCCAACTACGGCAATGAAGGACGTACAAGTTCCTCAGTTGGACTTGGACTATCCACTGCGGCTGCCACCGATGCTGCAACGTCTAACGCTGCTCCCACTGGAATTTCTGGTGTTGCTTATGGTGGTGGTGCTCCTGCTGGTGACACTGTTGGTCTTGGTTCAACAGCTGCCTCTGATGCCGCAACATCTGCTGCTGCTCCCACTGGAAGCTTTGGTGCTGCTAGTTATGGCGGTTCCGGCTCTAGTGCAAGCACAGGTGGTGTAACAGATAGTAGCGGTGCTGCTGTTAGTGATAGTAGCGGTGCTCAAGTTGGAACTACTGACTTTGGTGACAGGGGCGGTGGTGGTGGTGGGGGCGGTGGTGGATGCTTCCTCACTACAGCTGCTGTTGATCACATGAATGAAAAAGATGATGGTGAAGTGCTGTCAACTCTTCGTGAGTTCCGCGACACTTATATGAAAAAGAATAAAGAGAAATCTAAAGACGTTGCTTGGTATTATGACAATGCACCAAAGATTGTTGCAGCCATTGACGCTCGACAAGACGCTAAGAGTTTATACACAAAGATGTACAACCGTTACATCAAGAAAGCCTATCGTCAAATTAAGAGTGGCGACTTGGAAGAAGCCTATACCACTTACAAAGCCGGTATTGATTTCGCTAAGAAGTCAGCCAATATTAAGAAAGGGTTTTTAGAAGCTCGTTCTAGTGTTAAAGACAGTGAAGTTAAGAAAGTTAAAACAGGTTTCGTTCCACGTTAATAAGCAGATACAATACCAATACCAGTGACGGGCTGGTTGGTATAGTAATAATATTCCCGTCATCACTGGCTACCTATCTCCCCAGCTTTGCTGGCTACAGTGGCCCCAACTTAAAAGGTATATATGTCTGAAATTGTAATTCCACAAACCAATAATATGGTTTCTTCATTTGGTAAGCGTAATGCTAATACAGAGCGCATCGCTAAGGAAGAAGCAGAATTGGCTGAGATGCTACGAAGCGGTGAGCCTATTGTAATTAAAGAAGCATCTGAGGCTGAACCAGAAAGCGCAGAAGAGCGTAGTTTTAAGAAACGTTATGGAGATCTTCGTCGTTATTCACAAGAACAACAATCAACGTTGCAGAAACAAGTGGATGCTCTACAGGCTCAACTGCAACAAAGCACAGCGCAACAAATTAAGTTGCCTAAGACAGAAGAAGAGTTGTCAGCGTGGGCTGAAGCTTATCCAGACGTTGCCAAGATTGTAGAAACCATTGCCATGAAGAAAGCAAAGGAGCAATCGTCTGCCTTGGAAGATCGCTTTAAAGCTCTGGATGAACGTGAGAAGTTGACAGCGCGTGAAAAGGCTGAGACACAGCTGATGAAGCTTCACCCAGACTTTGATACCATCCGGGATAGTGATGAGTTTCATGATTGGGTAGATGAGCAACCTAAATGGGTGCAAGCATCGCTGTATGAGAATGATACAGACTCTGTTGCTGCTGCTCGTGCCATTGATCTTTATAAATCTGATAAGGGTATTCGCACTGGTAAGAAAGATACAAGCTATTCAGATGCTGCTAAGTCCATTGGCACTCGTTCGGCTAAGTCTGCACCAACTGGAGATGATCAATCTGGTACGTTCCGGGAGAGTCAGGTTAATAAAATGACTATCCAACAGTATGAAGAAAATCAAGAAGCTATCAACAAGGCTATCAAAACTGGTAAGTTTGTCTATGACATTAGTGGAAATGCGCGATAATTGTTGACACGGGCTGAAAAAGTCTGCTATAACTTTATATAGAGCGAACGGGGTAGCTCCCCTGACTGTGCCAATCCACAGTCTAGCTCTTCATCTGATTGGGGAAACTATGAATGAAATGAAAACCTGTACTGTTTGTACAGAAAGTAAAGCGTTGTTTGAGTTTAGTATTGATAGTAGTAAGACAGCTGGTTACAAGTATTCCTGTAAGAAGTGTTGTGCTGCTAAGTTATCAGAATGGCGTAAAGCTAATCCTGAGAAAGCTAAAGATCAAGATAAGAAGTATAGAACCGTTAATAAAGATAAGATTAGTATAAAGAATAAAAAACGATATACTAACCTTACTTTAGAAGAGAAGTTTGAACAACTCTTTATAACTGCCAAGAAACGCAAAACAGTAGAGGTTTTTATTTCTATCCAATATATCAAAGATATTTGGGAGAAACAAGAAGGTCAATGTGCTTATACAAAGTTGCCGCTTACAAGTGAAGCTCACCAACTTAATACTGTAAGCCTTGACAGGATTGATAGTAGCAAAGATTATGTTGAAGGAAATATTCAACTAGTTTGTGTTCCTATTAATAGGATGAAGTTAGATATGACCGAAGATCGGTTTATTGAACTTTGTTCTTTAGTAACGAAGAACAGTAAGTTAGCAGAATTACCTGTAACTTGATTGCCCGTATTAACTTCTAAGGCATTAGATATTAATACGCACCAGTTTAAGCCAGCCTCTGTAGACATGTTTATCGTATTGTAATTAATACTCACATATCTATAGGAGATTTTAAATGAGTTTTCCATCTGCACCCGGCTATGGCCAATTCCCCAACGGCAATTTCTCGCCGACAATTTATTCCAAACAAGTACAAGTTGCTTTCCGCAAAGCTTCCACTGTAGAGGCTATCACCAATAACGATTATTTTGGTGAAATCTCTAATATGGGCGATAGCGTAAAAATCATCAAGGAACCAGAAGTGAGCGTTCAGAACTATGCACGTGGTACACAAATCACTGCACAAGAACTGCAAGACGAAGACTTCACCTTGGTTGTCGATCAAGCAAACTACTTTGCTTTCAAGATTGATGACATTGAGGCGGCTCAGTCTCATGTGAACTTTATGCAGATGGCCTCTGACCGTGCTGCTTATCGTCTGCGTGATCAGTTTGACCAAGACGTTCTCGGCTATCTGACAGGCTTCCAACAGTCTACCAAGCATGCAAACGCCAGCGTTGCCCGCACTACCGCTCCCGGTACCAAGGCGCTGACTGAGGCAGGCTCTGACGAGTTGCTGGCTTCCATGAAGCTGAAAAAGGGTAGCTTCGGTAACATCACCACTGTTTCTGCTGGTGATCATTCCATCCCCTTGGCTGCTCGTCTGCCCGGTGCTACCACTCTGCCTACCGCTGTTGCCTCTCCTTTGATGGTGATTGCTCGTATGGCTCGTCTGCTTGATCAACAATTTGTTGACTCGCAAGGTCGTTGGTTGGTGGTCGATCCCGTGTTCGTTGAACTGTTGAAAGACGAAGATAGCCGTTTGCTGAATGGTGACTTCGGTGGCTCTGGTCTGCAAAATGGTTTGGTCATCAACAACCTGCACGGTTTCAAAGTGTATGTGTCGAACAACCTGCCTAAAGTTGGTACTGGTGCTGGAACTTCTGGTTCCGATAACCAGAACGTCAACTACGGCGTGATTGTTGCTGGTAGCGAAACTGCTGTTGCTTCGGCTCAGCAAATTACCAAGACAGAAACCTATCGTGACCCTGACAGCTTTGCTGACATCGTTCGCGGCATGCACCTGTATGGTCGTAAGATCCTTCGTCCTGAAGGTCTGGTGACTGCAAAGTACAACGCCGCCTAAGTTGATATGAACGGGGCTGATGCAATGTCAGCCTTGTTCTATCTTATTAATTAATAAGGAAACATTATGTCTATTGTTCAATCCATTCGTCCACTGCCCGTGTTGCTGGAAAAGAATGTGTCTCTCGCTGCTGCCTCTGGCACTGCTGTTGGTATCTCTGTGCCTGCTGGCTGCACCGTGCTTGCTGCTGGCTTTCAAAACTATGACGCTGTTGCTGATATTACTACCTACACTGTCGCAGTGTCAGATGGTACTACTACTTTCATGGCTGCTACTAGTTTTGATGCCGCTGCTGCTAACACCAACAAGGGTGGTGTGGTTCCGGGCTTCGTTGCCGCTGCTGACACCATTGACGTTGTGACCGTCATCTCTGGCACCGTTGGTGTCATCACTGGTCGGGTATGGGCTGTGGTTATTGATTGCGGTGCTGGTACTCGCGCTGCCGCCTCCGTTGATCGTGAACAGCTGGCTTAATAGCTAAGCCAACTAAGGGGGTGCTGGGGATTCTCGGCGCTCCCTTTATTTGTTTGTACGCTCCAATAGAGAGCTTTTTTATACACATGAGAGGATTCTCTAATGGCTATTACTTCTGCACTTTGCACCAGCTTTAAGAAAGAATTGTTGGAGCGTAAGCACGACTTCAACGCAACGTCTGGTCACACATTTAAGATTGCTTTGTTTACATCGTCTGCCTCTCTTGATGCAGCCACCACTGACTACTCTACATCTAATGAAGTTGTTGGTGTTGGTTACACAGCAGGTGGAATTGCATTGACTAACATTGACCCTGCTATCAGTGGCACCACAGCCTTCATCGACTTCGCAGATGCCACATGGCCCTCTGCCACTATTACAGCTGCTGGTGCAATGATTTATAACACCACTACTGATGGTGGTACATCGACAACAGATGCTGTTGCTATCATTTCGTTCGGTGGAGATAAGACATCAACCAACGGTGACTTCGTTATTCAGTTTCCTACAGCAGACGCAAGTAACGCTATTGTTCGTATCGCTTAATAGGCGTATGAGATAGTGGCAACAACCATACGCTCAGGCGCAATATATGGAATCGGTACATACGGTTCTGTTCGCTATGGCGTAAGCAATGTTGCTTATATTCCTGATGGTGTTGCTGCTGTTGCCACAAGCGATAGTGGTGTTGTCATTAGTGGAGATTCTAATCACGTTGTTGTCAGCTTAGTTAGCCCTGCCATTGTGGGCAGCGTAGGTGTTGTTGGTGTAGCAGTAACTAGTCTTGTTGGCGTACAAGCCTCTGCGTTGTTGAATGGCAACTTGTCGTTCAGCTTAGGTTGTAGGTTTGCCGTAAGCGGTGTTACAGCTACAGGTGCTATCGGAACTGCAACAGTTGTTGCTAAAGCGGCAACGCTTCTTTCTGGTGTTAGCGCTACAGGTTTTGTTGGCTCTCTTGCAATTGCTGCCGATGCTAACACAGCTGTCGTTGGTGTTCAAGCTTCCTTCTCCATTGGTGTAGTTGATGTTCGATCAATCAACCGTATCCCTGTAGATGGCTTAGTTGCCACTGGCGCTGTAGGCGACTTGGTAGTTGTGGCAAATGCTAAGACTCTGTTGTCTGGTGTTGTTGCACAATCATTACTAGGTACTGCCGTTGCTGCTGCTGCTAGTGTATACACATTAATTGGTGTTAGTGGCACAGCTAGTGTAGGCTCTGTAGTTGTACTAAACAATGCTCGTCCCACATTCGACGGTGTTGCTGCTATTGGCAATGTTGGTAATGTGAGTATAACTGTTACAATATTTGATTATAACAGCGTTGCCTATTTATACTCTAAGACGCGCACTGCATATGTAGATCGTTCTAGCACTTCATATGATCGCACTGTTATTATTCAAGCTGAAGATAGAAAAGTATATATTGGTAGAACAACCACATCAAGTGAACGAGTGGTTAGGGTTGCAACACAGCCCCGTAGTGTTCATATAAATAGAAAACTAAGTTCAGCAGATAGACGTGCTGTAGTTAATTAAGGAATAATAATGTCGTTTAAATGGCCTCCTAAAGATCCTGATGAGGTTCTTGATTATAGTGTTGATTGGTCACGCTTTATTGGTGTTGCCACCATTGCTTCTATAGCGTGGTATGTTGATGATGCAGACGGTGTTAAAACATTGTTCACTTCTGGTTCTGTTATTAATGGTCTTCAGAATGTTGCACAAACTATATCTGGTAAAGTCACTACAATTAATCTAGGACTTGGTACAGCTAATATGGAATATAAAATCTATTGTCTTATTTCTGATAGCACAGGCAGTGTTGTCGAGCGTGTTATTCGTATAAAGATTAAGGAACAATAATGGCTTATGATTATATTGGAATTGTTAATGAAGTTAATCGTAGGCTTAATGAAGTTGAACTAACCTCGTCAACCTTCCCAACTGCCACTGGTTTCTATGCCACAATTAAAGATGCTGTTAATGCATCTATTCGTGATATTAACCATGCTGCTTTTGAGTGGCCTTTTAATCACATCACAGCTGAAGATGTTTTGTCAGTTGGAATTACTCGTTATAGTTTTCCTAACGATTGCAACACAATTGACTTTGATACCTTTCGTATTAAAGAAGACACAACACTTGGTAATGCTACATCCAAGCTTGAGGTTGTTTCTTATGATGACTATCTTACTAACAGTGTAGATCAAGAATATAGAACAGACAAGCGCGAGCTTCCTCGCTTTGTATTTCAAGCACCTAGCTTAGAGTTTGGTGTGTCTCCAGCACCTGACAAAGCATATGAAGTCATTTACGAATACTATCGAGTCCCTGTTGATCTTGAGAGTGATACAGATGTCCCTTCTGTTCCAGAGCGATTCAAGCATGTAATTGTTGATGGTGCTATGTACCACGCTTATATGTTTCGTAGCAATGAACAAGCAGCTAACTTAGCCAAGTCGAAGATGGAAGAGGGTGTTAAGCGCATGCGTACAATGCTTGTTAATCGTTATGCTGAAATGCGATCTACAGCTGTTGTAACTTCTGCCACATCTTCGTTTGGAAGCAGGGTAGTTTAATATGGCAGATGCATGGAACACATACGCCTTTGAGTTTAAAGGTGGTTTAATTTCTAACCTATCTCCTTTGCAACAAGGTACTCAAGCGCCCGGTAGTGCTCGTCTGCTGAAGAACTTTGAACCATCTATAGACGGTGGTTACAAGCGCATTGAGGGATATGATAAGTATAATGCAGCAGCTGTTCCTGCTTACGGTGCTCCACTAGTTCAAGCATCTGGGCAGACAGGCACTGTGCTAAACGTTGCTAACATCTTCACTGCCCCTGTAGCTGGTTCAACCTTTACCATTACTGGCGTCACTGGAACCTACACCATTGCTGCTCTAGGTGTGTCATATAACGATACAAACAAAACAGCTGCTCTGACGCTCACTACTTCTCTTGCCAGTAGCCCTGCTGATAAAGCTGCGATAACCTTTACGTCACACACAGGTATTATGAAGGGTGTTGCTGCTTGGCAAGATGATGTTCTTGCTTCTCGTGGTAATGATATTTATAAGTCTAATGTTTCTAGCTGGACAAAGATTAATGTTCCATCTTATGGCACAGTTTTAGTTCAAGGTGCTGGGCAGACAGGCAGTTCTTTAGTCATTGACGCACTCTCTGGAGTTCCACAAACTGGTGACACTTTCTCCATTGCTGGTGTTCAAAAGGTCTATACCGTCCTAGCAGATGCCACTGTTGTCGCTGGTGTTGCAACCATTTCCATTAGCCCAGCCCTTGCTAGTAGCCCTGCTGATAATGCTGCGTTGACATGGCTGACAAGTAATTATTCAAATGGTGTGAAGCTTCGCTTTGATAAATATC